GTAACCTTCTGCCTCGACAACCCCGTAGTGTTCGCAAGTTTGTCTTGTAATCTTCCTATCAATGATCGTCTTGCTAATCCCGTCAACCTTCTTAAATGAGTCATTACCGGATATCACTTTCATGGTTTGTTTATGTTCTGAAAATGTAGCTTTGTTGCATGAATAACATTTTGTTCCCCAGTCATAGACAGTCAAAGCATCAGAACTGTTGCAGTCTGGGCATGGTTGATGCGACTTCAATTGGACACCCATTTAAACTCCCTTCCTTATATATAACTATATAGTTATAGTTATTAAATAACCTCTACTACTAAATAACCTTAGACTTAATAACTATTAACTTTCTAATTAGGTTTTTGAGTAGTAGTGGTTTCCACATTAATAGCCATATCCAATAAATCAGATAAGACCTTCTTCGTACCATAATCAAACATCAATCCCACAGTATCCGCTAAAGTCTGATAATAATAGGATTCTTCCATTGTCTGATCGTACCGCTCTTTATCATCCATTTTGTTTGTCTTTCTTTAATTCTGAATCAAAAACTGCTTCCGTCACTTCTTCGCCATCAATGTAATAACGCTTCTCATGGTTTGTCCAAACGGCTTGGTATTTCATTTTGCCATTACGAAAGACCTCATAAGCAGTAGTTATTCCATCAGGATACAAAAAGTCCATTGTTTCGTCACTCGTCCCAGTTGCCATCAGAATCCTCTCTGTCGTGTTCTACGTCCAAGGTATACTCTACTATTCCCTCGTCGTTAAAAGTCCTTAGATCGTCCGTATGGTGCCTTAAATCGGGTCTATCTAGGAACAATACATTGTCCAAGTCAGATTCTGATAAACAGTCATTACATAATGTAATAAATTCGTTGTTCAGATTCTTTCTTGTAGCTTCGTAATCGCTTAAAACTTCGTCACAACTCACGCAGCGCATATCATTCAGACATATATTCTTCGTATTTCAACTCAATGGCTTTCATATACTGTTCTTCTTCGTGTAGTTCTTGCCATCCTTCTAAACTTCGATATTGTCCAAGATACGACAACACTTCTTCGTGCGGCATATCGTAAACCTCATCACAGACTCTATCCATTAACTTACTATTACCTATATGAGACATAATAAACTCCCTTAGTTAAAATCATAGTTTGTTAAACTCGCTTTTGTACCTCGATAAAACTCTTTTGCTTCATTCCATCCCTTTATATATTCGAGCATTTGGTCCATTGTTAAATCGTCGTATCTAATTTCATCCTCATAACAATGTGGATCACATTTACGATCATGCAAATAGTCTTGCCAGCCCGTATCGTATGGACTACCTATTGTTTTATTCATTCGTATGTCCTTTCTATTGTTGCGCGTGTACCATATCTTTCATAGTTCACTCGATTAAAATACATCCAATCGTCATAACCGTTTTTTGCTTCATCCCAAGTATCATAATCCTTATGTGGATAACCGTCAATACATAATACAAACTTAATATTGTCTTCGATATAGGCGATATCAGCATAATAACAAGATGCATTTTCCGGTTCTTCGATTGCCCATTGTTTCAATTGTGCTATTTCTTCGGCTATCTTATCGAAATTTAAGTCTTGTTCTTTTGGGGTATAATTTGCCATGAATTGTCCTCTAGTGGGATATCAAACTTTTTATTAATAATATGAAAATATAACTTTGGTAATGTTATTGCCTTCCATGTTCGCTCGTCAAGTAGTAGTTTTGAATTCTTTAAATCTAATTCAATAACCGGTAAACCTTTAGCAGTTAGCAGCCACCGGCACGAAAAACCACGTTTTCTCAAAAATTCAGTACTATATATCTTCAACATTATGTGCGCCTACTATGTAAAAATCGGGAATATCTTTAATTTCGTCATGTTCAAGTTCCGATATAAGATTGACTTTGTATTGTTCAGCCTCTTTTACCGTCCCAAATTTCATTTGGATAATGGGTAAGAAATTACCATTACGACAAATAGACAAATAAAAACCTTTATTTTCACTCATAGCGTTCGCCCTATGACGTACGACAAGCCGATAAGCATATAAAACATGATGCCCACATGGGTTAGAGCCAATACAATCAAAAACAAGTCTAATAATTTATTTTTAGTCATTATTTACCCTCCATATATTGAATTTCAATTGACCAATCAAACACTTTCGCTTGTATATCTAATTTGTTTAAATAGTCTTTAATCAATTCTTGAATTGTCTCTCTGTCTTGCTCGATTATGTTATCAATCGGTAATTGTATTGTTTGCATAGTTTAACCTCTTTAGTTTTGTTTTAATTCAGTAATTAAAGATTCAACTTGCGATAAATATTCTTCGGCTTTTTCTTCGTTTTCAAATTCCGGTGTTGAGTCTGTACAATAAGATATAAAATCCACACCATGCGATAGTTGGAAACTTAAATCTGACGCATAGTTCTCTAAATAAGTTATTGCTGCTGTTAATTTTTCTTTAGTCATTGTTTACTCCCTTTAGTTATTGTTAAACCGCAAACCCCGAATTTAAAGCATTGGTTCGATCCTGTCTAGATCCTTTGAACTTTAAACCTACAATAATCCCTTGCTGATCCTCATAGCGTCTATCGTGTTTGTCACCGTCAATGACTTTAATATTCTTGAATGTATCCGGCAATTTATCAGCAAATACGACAGAAACATTAACACCAGCAGCAGTTACACGTTTTAAAACACTGGTTTTGGTTAGTTCTGAATGACTGAATGTGTAATGAACGTTATTTAAGTCTTTATTCTTTAGGATTAAATCTTTTCTTTTGGTGTATTCGTAAAACTGAACGTTCGGGAATGTCTCATAAATCATTCTGAAGTTTAAATCACTTGTACCGTTAAGCCTAACTGCTAACTTTTTATTTTGTTTTTGCGCTTGGATTAGCAATCCGGCTATTTCGCCTTTTAACTGCATTATGTAGAGATCCGGTTCTGTGAATAGGTAATCGGTTCGCTTGTAACGTGCGTTGACTGCATTAGCCATTTTCATGCGTCCAGTTTTGGTTAAACACGTTTTCTTGCAATTGCCGGCTGCTGGACATACTAATGCGCCGAATAGTTTAACTGCTCTCTCTGTGGCGTGTTCTGTGACGTTGTATTCCGGTTCTAGATACTGAATCACATTCAGCGTGTTTTCGTTTTGAGATTTGTCTAGTTTTGCTGCTTGTTTGGTTAATAGTTGCATTGCACTCTCCATTAGTTTTAATTGCGGACTGACTCTAAAGCGAATCAGCCCACATTGTCAAGTTTTACTCACCGGCTTTTAAAATTTTATCGGCTGCTGCAAATATCTTTTGTGCCGATTTATCTGTCACTTGCTCATGGTTTAGCCAGTCTTGGATATATGCGCGCGAGTCTGAAAGATCACCAAGACCTAGGACAGAACAAAGTATATATGCGACTGATTCGGCTTCTACCTCTTTGATATTCTTTGGCGTTGATTCTGAATCGCTCATTGTGTGTTCGCTCGTATGTCCTAGAACTATGTGCGCCAATTCATGGAACAGTGTTTTTTCCGGCTCTTTCGCTACTGGATTAATTGCTATCTTATTATCTCTAGTTGCGTATCCTTGGACGTTACCGTTAGCCAGTTCAAAGTCTACGCGCTCAATGTTTAGAGTTTCTAATGCTTTTTTGCTGTTCCAATTCGGCGTGACTTGTTCCGGTTCGTAATCTTGACCCTCAGTTTGCGACAATGCGAACCAGTTATTTTTAAACATAAACGTGTTAACAAATTCACCGGTTTTGTTTCCGGCTGCGTCTTTCTTTTCAAAAGTAACCGGCATACATAGCGCAATTGCTTTCTGTCCTTTCTGAACTTGACGGTTTAATTCTTTCCATTTTTTATATGTCGCTATCGGTCCAATCGGCAATTTGCGCTGCTGTAATTGGCTATATGCTAACAACTGATTGCCTATGCTGTAATTGTAAAATGTGCTGTAACAGTCGCTGATACGACCAGGTACTGTTACCGCTTCGTTAAGTATTTCTGACCATTTAATATCGTTTTTTGTCATTGTTAAACTCTCCATATAGTTATAAATAAATACTACATCAGCGAGTTTAATTCGCACTCTTTCGGATTGTCAAGCATTAATTGCATAGGTTTAACTGCATAGTTCGGCATCCCTTTATAACTTTTTAGTTCTAAATGGGTACATAACCCACACATCTTTTTAATCTCCCTAGTTTTTTATTATTTAACTCTTATAACTAAGTTATCTTTATATCTTATAACTCTTATAACTTATATAAGACCTAGCACTCTGTAACTTGGACTGCTAAGTCAATTATTAGACATAATCTAACACCGGGGGATAGGTATTGGCTTAACTAATTTAATTTAATTACCTTAACAGACACAAAAAAGAGTAAAAATAGAAAAAACTGCATAAATTGCATAGAAATTAAGCAGTAAATATCTATTTAAAATCAGGTGGTTGTAGAAAAGATTAAATAAAGCTAAATAATGTTCATTTAGAACTAAAAAAAAGTTACTAAAACACTTGACTTTTTCTTAAAAATATGCTATAGTCAACCCACTATACAGAGGACTAAGATGTTTTTCCTATTTAATAGGCGATAGCCACAACTACTTTCCGTCTTTATCACTGTATAGTTACAATTAGTAACTAATTAGTGTTGAAAGGATAAACATTTTGTCCCTTGAAGACCCTCCAGTTAAAAAACGAGGTCGTGGTAGACCAAGAAAAACAGCAGTAGAAGAAAAAAAGAAACGCAATAAGGTTGGACGTCCTCCAGGTGAGGCTGCAAGAATCAAAGAGTTTCATGCTAGGTTGTTAGCAACGAGTGGTGAGACTGTTATTAACACAATTATTAAGAAAGCACTTGATGACGATGATAAAGATCAGGTGGCTTGTCTAAAGATGTGTATTGACAGGGTGCTTCCGATGTCTTATTTTGAAAAGGACAAGGATGCTAGAAAAGGTAATGTATCTATTCAGATTTCAATGGTTGGGGATGCCAAAGCAATCGTGGATCAGACAGAAGAGGAAGAACAAGATTATCAAGATGTTGAATTTGAGACGATAGATGTCCGACCTGAAGATTAAACTACTTCCTTGGCAACAAGAGGTTTGGACTGACGAAGCTCGATTCAAGGTTATTGCAGCAGGAAGACGTACAGGTAAGAGTCGTTTAGCAGCATGGAGATTGATTGTCTCTGCTCTTGAAGCTAAAAAGGGTCATGTGTGGTACATCGCACCAACCCAGCAACAGGCAAGAGACATTATGTGGCAACAGCTACTGGAATTAGCACATCCAGTCATAACTGGTAGCCATGTAAATAATATGCAGATCACACTGGTTAATGGATCTGTCATATCGTTAAAAGGTGCTGACAGACCTGAGACGATGCGAGGTGTAGCTTTAAAGTTTGTCGTACTTGATGAGTATGCAGATATTAAACCTACAGTGTTTGAACAAATTTTAAGACCTGCGTTGGCTGACTTAAAGGGTCATGCAGTTTTTATAGGAACACCGAAGGGGCGTAATCACTTCTATGATATCTATAAGCTAGGTCAGAGTAAACGACCGGAAGCTAAAGATTGGAAGAGTTGGCACTTTACTAGTTTTGATAATCCATTACTAGATAAAGAAGAGATTGAGATAGCTAAGAACACAATGTCTACGTTTGCGTTTAGACAGGAGTTTATGGCTAGTTTTGAAGCACCCCAGTCAGACTTGTTTAAGGAAGATTGGGTTGTCATAAAGGATAGGGAAGAAGAACCTGAGCATGGAACTTACTATATGGGGGTTGACCTTGCAGGTTTTGAAAACGTATCTGCTCAGGCAAGTAATAAAAAGAAGTATCTAGACCAGACAGCTATAGCCATTGTCAAGGTAGG